TCGGGTTGCGGACACCTCAAACCAATGCGAGTTAATGGCCATGGCCAACCATTTGGTAATTTCGGCCCAAGTGATCGATCTGAGCTGGGACTCAGAGTTGGCCGATATGATGGTCGTCGAGCCGATTCGAGTGGCCACCATCCAGATCGTGATCCAACTGACCAGCGCCGATTTGCCAATACCTCGGCCAGACGATATGGCCTCTTGCAACACATCAAAGTCAGTCTTGCCTTGGTTCAGTTTAATGTGCTCGGCGATGTCCAGCAGCACTTCGCGCTGCCATTTGCGCGGGCCTTGGAAGTGTTCCAGCGGCGTGCCCTTGACGCCCCATGGAAACGCAAACATCACAAACGCCAACGGGTTGTCCTTGATCGCCGGGCTCCACAGCCGGGCCATCAGTTCTTGTTCGTCTTCAGCGCTGTATATGGTGCTCTGCATGCGTTAGGTCTAGTTTGGGGCTGGGCTCATGGGCAATGACGTCGATGACGCGAGACTCAGCGTCGCGCAGCGCCTGAGTGACTGAGATGCGCTGGTCAACATCAATGCTGATAGATTGCTTGGCCACCCAGCCATGGACGTTTTGCAGGATCGCTAGCGCCGCCTTGGAGTCGCCTTCGCGCGCTGCCTTGTGCAAACACTGGGACATTTCCATCTCAGCGTCTGCCTTGCCTTTTTGCGCCGCCATCTCCGCGATGGGGTCAAGCTGCACCAGTTGCCGGTACTCGGCGGGCAGCATGCCAGAGGCTAACGCCAACGAGTCGCCTTTCAGCCCCAACTTGGCAGCTTCGTAGATGCGGGTCAAACGCGCCTCAGTCGCTTCGACCTTGCGCGGTGCAAAAGGTAGGCTTTCGAACATCGACTCTCCTAGCAGGTTGTTGGTGAGGAATTACCAGAGATAGCGCAAGCGCTCCACAGAGGCGGCAACTACATGAACCAGCCAACGTGGCCAGTATACATAAAAAATAAATTTAAAAATTTGTGGGTCGTGTGGGCAATGTGGGCAATAAAAAATTTTGTTTGTGGCCCCTCCGCTTCCGTGACCTTCAGCCGCCGGCCCTACCCACCCCCCTCCAAGCCGAAAGCAATCGGCCACCGGCACGCGGCCACCAGCTTGCAGTTTGTAGTACTTTGGTGGGGGGCAATGTGGGCATTGCTTACATTGCCCACAAGGTGACGGCTTGGGGTTTTTTGCCATGTGCCATGCACTTGGGTGTAGGCAATGTAGGCAATGTAAGCAATGTTTTTGGGGAAGTTGAGTCGCTCGCCAAACGGAGGGGCTGACGGCTGAAAGCGTCCCCCATCATCCAACCTTACAGCTAACTTACAATAATTATGATTTTGTCAACACATTAGAAAACCATTGCTTACATTACCTACAAACCCCATTTCCCCCTCTGTAGCCATGTAAGCAATCAAGGCATATTTCCATTGCTTACACGTTGCCTACGCATTACCTACAATTCAATACCCTACTTGCGTGAAGGGTCAATATTTGCATGGCTTGACAAGTGCAAGGCAATACCTTACATTATCTCTACCGCGCGATATTGCGCGGCTACAGTAAAGTAAAGGCAAACACCATGAGATTCGCATTTATCCCCAAGGCTCAATACACAATCGGTCAAATTATTCAAGTTCAAGGCCGCAAAATGCGCGTTGAAAGTTACACACATACAGGCCGCAATGTGATTGTGTGCACTTTAGATAACGCGCCTAAGTTTGAGCGTATTGCGTGCATTTGTACTGACAGTCCCGCAATTGAAGGGGTGACAGCATGAACTATTTCAACGCCGGACACCCCAAGGGCACAATTTGCGTTTTGCGTCAATGTGCGGGCACTTGGCAAGCCTTGGCCTTGCCCGTTACCGCATGGCGTGAATATAGCGGCGCGTTTTCAATCTGGAGACCATGAACCATGAAAACCAAACTTTTAGACATATTGGGCGCGGTTTTCTTCGCCATGTGCATCTTCTTACCCTTTTTCTTTTGGAGATTCTGACCATGAAACACATCATTTGTTACGCTTATTCCACGTCTGATCTTGCCAACAAAGTGGGCAAACATGGATACATCGTTAACGATGCGCACCAGTTCGACGAATACGCCGATGCGCTCGCATACGCTCAAACCCTTGGCACTGAGCCGGATCGCTGGTCGATCGATCACCCCAAAAACGCTACGTTTTTAAACGATGCGCAACGCTTAAAAGCACATCACGCACGCATTTGACAGTGCAACCTATTGCATCCACTGGGTGCAATGGGGTGACTTGTCACCATTCAATCAACTTCATTGGAGTACACCATGGAATATAACTTTTTTGAGCAATTTGCAGGCGCCGATCTTGATCGCTTGTCTGAGTGCCTAAAGGCCGTCCGGCTTGCGGGTTTGCGCACTGACAAGTACACCCAAGCCGAGGTCAATCAGTCGTCCGGCAATGTCTGGGTGTGGTCTGAAGACTGGGCGGGGTGCGTTTATTGCTCAATCGGCTTTGATGTGCAATGGTCTTACTCATGCCGCGAGTGTGGCGAAGAGTTCGACTTTGATTCATACGCCGAACTGGAAGCCTTCGCCGAAGCGAATCAAGACGACTGCACCATGTGCCGCACCGAAGAGGTGACAGCATGAAAACCTACCAAATAACCCTTGCCTACACCGCCTATGTGCATTATGAAATAGAGGCCGAAAGCGAAGAGGCGGCGGAGGCCATGGCGTGGCAAAGCGTAGACGCTGACAGCGGCGAATGTACCCGCTATGGCGAATGGGAGACATCTAGCATTGAAGAGGTGACAGTATGAACATCGAAAATCTTAACCGTGAAGAAAAAGTCAGCTTAATAATTCAGCTTGAAAAGTCATTGGGTTGGTTTCCCGTCGTCACCCTTGACGTTGAAGACCTGCGCGAGCGTTTTTCAGACCAAGGCGAAGACGTGCCGCCCGACTGGGTGCTACATCGCGCTTGCGAGTATGTATACCGCAAAAATTGTGAAGAAAGCACCCATTTGATCGACTGGGCACAAGAGATCGCAACCGAAATTTTGGAGACTGCAAAATGATAACCATTGGAAAAACCACTTACAAAACCAACCGCACCGACATTTTCGGGTTGCACGCCAAGGCCACGGGCAAACATCGCAAACTAAAGAGCAAAGGCGCGGAGAAGCGTTTTTACCCGGTCTTTGATGCAACCATGAGCACCGCCGACTATGTGCAAGCCTACGAAACGCTCAACGCTAAAAAGAACCTGACTAAGTGGGATTGGCAACCCTTGAGCACCGCGCCCACGTTGGCGAGCGGCGAAGATGCGGCATGGGAGGTGGAAGAATGAAACACTCTCAACGCTTTGCGCTCAATGAGTGGCTTTCCGAATACCCGCGCGAGTTGTCTTATGACGAAGTGATTGATCTGTTGCGTGAAGAAGACGAGTTAGTCGCGGTGTGGTCGTGGTTTGAACGCTTGCCCACGCATGAACTAATCGAGAACATCGACAACACTTTTATGCACTTTGAGGCGGTGGTCGATGGTATGCAAAAAGGCTTGGGGCAACTTGAGGAGGCCGATGATGTTACATCCGATCTTTGAGGACATTTTGCGCCGCTATGCGCCACCACCGCCACCGCCCAAGGGGGACGCGCCATGACTCTAATTGATTTTTGCGAAACACCGCGCACCATGGTGGAGATCGAAGCGGAGGGGTTCACGCGCCACCAAGTTTATGGCGCGGTCAAGCGGGGGGAGCTGGTGAACCAAAACCGCCGGGACGCCTGGGGACGCATTAAGCGGGGCGCGGGTCTTTTTACGGTGGCGTGCCCGGCCCCTGCGTATGATGCCGCGCCACTGGTGGCAGCATGGCGTTGATCTGCGCGGTGATCCTTGCCGCTATACTTGCCCTACTGTTAGACCTCTAGCAGTTGCCAAACCTCACAAGCCCCCGCAAGGGGGCTTTTTTTATGTCTCAACCAAAGCCCGCAGGTCTGATTTTGAGGTGGCGAGCATATCAGGGGCGCAAAATATGTGTTTGCGGGTGGAATGGGCGCGAGAAGCCAACCGCCCACAATCAATCCATCCGGCCTCTTTAAGAGCGTGCATGAGGGCGGCGGGTACGATCTTGGTGCCCATGGGTTGCGCTTGGCCTTGCAGGCGGTCACAAAGGCCATGGAAGGGCGAGCCCACCACACCCCGCGCAAACTCGCCGACACGTCTGCGCATCTGATCGAGTAACCAGGATTCTGCGCCGCTCATGCCATGTTCAACCATGATGGCCTTGGCCTCCGTCATCGGGGGCGCGGCGTTTGGATTCCAGGCGGATACGTCACGGGTGTGCAAGTAATGGGCGACGGCCTCAAAGCCGCCTCGGTGCTGATACCAATTCCACAAGCTCACCGCCTGAGCCTCCGGCAGTTTAGGTGCGTCTGACCAAAGGCAAAACCAACGGCGATCCTCTGAGGGGATGCTGATGGCTGCACGCTCATTGGAGAAGGCGATCACGAAGACGCGGTTCAAGGCCATGTATGGGTGCAAACCCTTGCGGTTGACGGGCAACAACTCAGGGGGCGCGGCGATGATGGGCTTGAGGGTGTTTTCAAGCGCCCGGCGGTCTTTGGCCTCGGCTTGGCGTAACTCGGCGATCTCCATTACCTCGCACTCCAGCGCGTAACCCCATTGGCTTGTCAATTCTTCATTCTTAACCAATGAACAGTTGACCTTGGCTTTGCCGCCAATGGCCCAAAAGAAGGGGGCAAAAAGGGTATCTTTGCCGCTACCATGGTTGCCACCCATCAAGATGGCGTGGTTGATCTTGTGCGCTGGAAATTGCACCTTATGAGCCAAGGCGTTCAAAAGGTGCTCACGCTCAAAGGGCTCGGGGATCATGCGCTCCAGATGGCGCATCCATAGGGAGACGTCGCCTGCCACGGGCTCAGGGCGGGCGTCACGCCATCGGTTGCCGTACACCTGACCATCACGGGCGACCAATACGGTCTCGCCTGCGGCGTAGGTGATGCCCACCAACGCCTTGCCGCCCTTGGCTTGGCGGTGCTCATCAAAGGCGTAGGACGCTTCGACCTTGCGTTTGTTGTTATGCACAGAAATGCACTTGATATGGCGGTATAAGGCGTTGAACGTGCCCCGTGACAACTCGCGCCGGTCGAGCATATCAAAATAGCTGTCGTCGGTCTGGATGTAGGCGAACCGATCCCACCACTCGGCCATCTGAATGCGGCCAAGCTCTTTGCGCTCCACCTCGGCGACAACGCGGGCGGCCTCGTCTGGATAGTCGGCGGTCGGTGCTAACTTACTCAAAGCTGACTCCATGGCTTGGGTGAGCAGCTCCTCACGCAAACCGGGATTGTGGGCGGGGCCACCTTGGTCGGCCACCCACGTCAGAAAGGCGCGGGAATCGAAGTCAACGCAATGCGAATGCAGGCAGCAATAGGCCCGGTTGGCGGGCATGTAGCGCCCCTCTGGGTTGCCGTCGGTGTGCTCGGCACCATTGGGGCAGATGACGCCCGCCCAGCCCTCGCCATTGGGCTTGGACAAGAGCAGACCTTGGCCGGAGAGCCACGCCATCACGTCGTCGGCGCCATCGTCTGAGATGCGGATCGGGCGCAGGGTGAGCGAGTCGGGCTCGACCGGCGTCACGTCCAGGGCGGCGCAAATGTCACCTAGTGTGTATTCGCGTTCTGGATTGAAACACACCAGGCGCGCGGCGAAGTTGTCGCGGCCAGGCTTCAAGTTGATCGACCCAGGCAATCGGAAGTTGCGCACCGGGTTGCAGGCGCCAGGGTCGGTGTAGCCCGCCTCGGCGATGGCCTTGATGGCCGCGCTGAACTCGGCTTTGGTGGGCTGGTCGCTGAAGGCGTAGCCCCACTGGAATGAACCGGGGGACGTCTCCATGATCCAAGTGGGCTCAAGCGGGGGCGTCTTGGACTTGGTGCCGATGTCGTCGAGCATCATCACCAAAATGTATTCGCAGTTGGCAGCGGACGCTGACACCCGGCCATCGGTGAAGCGGTCAATGATAAAGCTGGCCGTGTTGGCGTACCATGCCTGACCTTCTTTGATGCGCTTGGGATCGGGCAGGAACGCCGGCCAGGTGCATTTGACGGCCCCGTCGGCGTGGAGTTGTATCTCGCCGTTTTTTAACTGTGGTTTTTGGCGCACAATCAGCGCCGTCTCGCCACTTGGGGCGAGTTTTGTGATAAATTCCAGGAATTCCAACTTGTTTCTCCTTTAAG